CTTAACCTCTCTGAGGAATGGCTCGACGATATTGACAAACTCTGCTCTGGTAAACTCATCGTTGAATTCGAAGAGTACCTGCTGAGCAGCTCTAGAAATCGCTCTCTCCAGCGTCAGGAACAGACGGCGTACGTTGATACGATCGAATGCAGATGGGCGCTTGAGGAAAGTCTTATCACCAAACAGTGTCAATCCAAACCCTGGAAGATTCGTGATTGGGTTGACGTTAGCTCTGTACAGAGTGTCACGCTCAGCCTTGGTTGGCGAGTAAGCGAGATCGGATACACCAAAGTACACACCACGTCTTTGACCAGCAGGCGAGAACCATGGAGCTGTCTGGAAATCAGACTGAGCCATGATACCAGCTGTAGAAGAAGCAGCAGGAATTTGGATAAATTGATCGTTGTATTTATCGTACACGGTTAGGTGATTGTTGTCCAAGAACAAGTATGAGCTAGACGTTAAGCCGTTGGCAAAGTCTACCGTAGCAGTAACTGGGTCACTGACACCAATCACATCGTTCTTTGGAGGAGATGCTACTACCACGCAGTCCTTACGAGTAAGCTCTGCGATTTGAACCATATCGGTTACAATTGCGTCGTGTGCACTTCTCGTGATGGAAGGAGGTGCGATCAGGAAGTCGACCTGAAACTTGTCTACGTCCTCAATCAGGTCGAATGCTTCTGCGTATTGACCTGTGGAAAGCGCAGTGGTATCAGTACCGTTCACGAGTCTGATGGTCTTAACTGCTCTGTTCTCACTGAGGAGGAAGTTGTCACCGGAATCAATGGTCGTACCAGCGCCAGCAACACCGTAGTCAGAGTCAATATTACCTGGATCAACCAGCCATACGAACTGAGAACCGTTGTTGATTACTTCCTTGATGTAGTTACTGGATCCGTCGGGATTCTTAGCGTCTTTACCAAGAGATACAAACGGGTAAGTTTCAAGCACTGCACCTTTGGTACCGGAGATGGATCCACCGGCATCAATGATTGCAACGTGAACTTCATCGTTTGTAGCTGTTTTACCAGAAGCGTATGTAGACGTTCCCGGAGCTTGGTCAAACTGACGAAGAGTGCCAGAGGTGCTCAGAGTGGATACAATCGGAGTTCCACCGTATTTCCAGCCGTCGAAGATAGCGGTGTCGCCATCGGATTCACCGGCAGGACAAATTTGAATCTCGATGTTGTTACCCAGAGTTCCTGGATATTTAGCAATGAAGCTGTGAGTATTGGAATCGAGAGCGCTCAATTGAGTGTCGAAGTCATCTTGGTTGAAAACAGAAGGAGCGGTTCTGTTTCCGGTACCAGCCGAGTCGTATGCGTTTACTGTCGCAGAGTCGGCTTGTCTGATGACAAAAAGCTCACTAGCGTATTTTGTGTAATAAGCAGCGGAGTGGAAGTCCACTGTGTTATTGATGTCAGGGGATGCAAAGCGACTTACGAGAGTTGCTTCAGTGTCGACCCTGATTGGTTCTTGTACTGGACCCCAGCGGAAATCACCTACAAACACACCCGTCGATGTGCCAACGTTAGGTACGATACCAGTGAGGTCAATCTCACGGGTTACAACAGCTGGAGACAGTGAAGGCGTAAAGAATGCCATTTGGTCTTCCTTTTTTCGTTTGGATTAAATTATAAGTTACCCATGATAAGATTATTCAATACAGCATTGATATTTATAAATTATCAGTTTTAGAACAATTCTGTTTTTTCTACCACTTCCCAGACACTACTTGTGTTCTCGGTCGTGTTGATTCCATCATCAATAATGCCCATCGGAACCACTTCATCCTCTATCTGTTTCATCTTTTCTTCATACAGCAATTGCTTGAGATTGACGTCTGTTTGATTGATGAATGCTTCACTTCCAACATACCATGCGAACATAACGAGATTCATGACTAGATCATCGTGGTTACCATCAGAAGCTTCGAAAGAATTCCCTCTGGCTTCAAATGTAGAACACTCACTGATTGTATTCAGATCCACGATCTCCAGTCTTTTCTCTTCAATCAGATCCTTGAGATTGGAACAACCGATTCTCTTTACTTTTCTATTCATGGTCATGCCGATCGCACCGGCCTTGATCATTGACTCCACATGTGTGTTTTCGTATTCAATATCATAATACAGTCCGTTGGCCACAACCGCACCCTGATCGTTGGACTCAACGATAACATATGCTTCGTTGTATCTTTTTGCCCACTTATGGATAATGTCTGGATATAAGATAGGTGAGATGAGATTGTTTCTGTAGCACGCGACCTGCTTGAACGGTCTAGTAGTGATATCAATGATGTTGAATGTGGAGTGATCTTGTCCACGACCTTTTGCCACGTCAACCGTCATGATATAGTCGTGATTTGCTTTGGGTTCTACATATACGTTAACATCACCGACAGTCACAGGAGGTTCTGCTTTCATGTTCATTAAGGCGTCAGCAGAAATAAGTGTATTGCCTGTACCAAAGAACGTGTTACCAAACTCCTGCTGGAACTGAAGCTCCGATGTATTGGCAATAGTCTGCTGCTTCCACTTATCGTCTCTTCCAGGCACATCCCACCAGTCGACTCGAAATGGTTTGAACTCATTCACCTCCTGCACCGCGCCTTCATAGATCTTATGGAACACGTTACCGATACCGTTAGCTGTAGATGTAATGATAACTCTGGATGTTTTACCAGACGAGATAACTGGATATGTGGAGGCATAGAACTGCGCAGCGTTTTCTACGAATGCAAACTCATCCAGAAACAGTAGGTTGACAGACAAACCACGAATGGAAGAGCCGGACGTGGCTGCAGCAATGATACGAGAGTTGTTACTAAACTCAATAGAACCTTTGTTCAGCGCCTTAGTGCCTGGTTGCAGAAAGAACGGAGTGTTCTCTAATGCCAATGTGATACGCGCCAGCATCTCTCTGGCAGTGGCGCCTTTGTTGGCAAGAATAGCAATCGTTTGATCAGGATGAAATAGTGCATACCACAGTATGTACATACACGAACTGATAGACTTACCAGACTGACGACACGCCAATACAATGGAGAATCTATTATCATTGAAATGTTCAAACATTTCTCTCTGATAAGGATACAGTTTAAAAGGAACAAGACCTTTATCCAGTGAAATGACTTTACCGTATGTCTCGGCAAAGTACACAGGATCAGTCATACAGCGTTGGTATTCCTGAACATCTTCTTTAGTCCAGCCTTGCTGTACGCCGTCACGCTTTACCTGTGCGTTGCCGAGATAAGTTTCATTCACTCTTAATTAATCTCTTTGCTACAAATTTGTGTAGTACGTAAAACCAAACACCATTGATAATTGGTTCGATTAATGCAGTTAATCCTGCATCAAACCAACTAGCTCCTGTAATAAGTCTAACGGTTGTGATAGCCACCAAAATATGACCAACCGTATAGATTACAGCTAGCAAAATTGAGTCCCCTACTAAGGATCTAATAATTTTAAAGATTCCGTTCGTTATTTCCGTCATGTTCAATCACCTTTTCACTTTCACCACGTAACATTTTTTGTAATTCTGCCGTGGATCCTACAAATACATTTTGTGTTAAAGACTTGGTATCATCAGGCTGACCTTTAGCCTGAGTAACGTTAATATCTTGATTCTTTTTATGCATCGCCATTAATGCATGGGCGTTTTCGGCCTGTTGTTTAATCATGCCTGTCAGGACTTCGATGGCACGAGGGTGTTCTGATTCTTCCGCTACTCTCTGTGCCAACTGTAAACCCTCTTCACCGGAAAGAAGAAGGGATCTAAGAGTCGAACGAATCAGATCTAGATCTTCATCATAACTCGAATGGACATTCTCAGGAATGTCTTTCTTTGGCACGATATCAGTCATTAGATACTATCACCCCTACCTGGGATTAGAATCGTAGTACTGAATCCATAGTCACTATCAGGTGTAGCCGTAATCGGATCCGGTTCTACAATCAATCTTTCAAACAAGTTGTTGGAGTCCGTCAAGCTGTTCGCTCCAACGGTTGGAATATCAGGATCTCTGAAATCAACGATTGCCTTACGGATGATAGAGCTATCGGAGATCGGACCAAAGAACGCTGTCTTCATCTCAAAATCAAGAGTATAGATGATCGTTCTTCTGTTTTCCAAAGCCCCTTCGTAATCGTCAGTGTATGAGATACCAATCAAAGAGATGGGAATATCCTCAGTGATATTTGGATAGTCACTGAACTGCTTCATGGTAACTGTGTACGCAGGGTTGAAGAACGGAAGAATCTGTTCCACGATTTGGACGGCGTCTTCATTAGTCTTTGCCAGAATGCTCAACTGAAAGTTGATAATATATGGGACCGAGGTGAAGAACTTGGTTCTCTTTGTGTCGTCAGTGGTGACAGTTTCCGTGAAGTTGTTGACCTTGGGAAGTTGTCTAACCGGATCGTAATACATCGAGGAGATCTCAAACGACATACGAGGAAGTTTAACAGCCACAAACCTGGCGTCTGTCTCAAAGTCTGCGTTTTCTCTAATTCTCTCCAGAAACTTCTGTCGTGGAGCGTAAGCCAGTGGAACCTTCATTTGACTGATCACACTACCAGATGCGTCTTTTCTCAACAGATAGATGTTGTTGAACATGGTACCAAAGGTTGCCACGCACTTACGAATTTTTTCATGATAGAAATGCTGTCCAAACATTACGTGGGATCTCCAAATGGGTTACCTTCACTGAAGTCTAAGAAATCATCTCCGGCGGTTTCAAACACGTCATTCTGCGCGACATTATTGCTAGTTATGATTTGAGTCACATTATTCTCAGATGCTGAAAGTACGGTATGCGTAGCGTTATCAGATCT